AAAAGACACTTGGGTAGACTTATTACAATTAGTATTAATAACTGTGATCGGTGCTTACTTCGGTGGTAGATCACTAGAAAAAGTAAAAAAATAATGGGAATAAATTCAACAGAAGTAAGTTACGGTTTTGGACAAAACGGCTCAATATTTACTAACACAAACACACAGGTAGTTGCACCAACTGACAGAGTTATAGTAGCTATTCAATTTTTAGCAGACACTACTTTTGACGAGCTGTCGCCTGAAAACGGCACATCTGGTATATGTGTTGGTGATGCTGCGAACGAAAAAGGCGCTGGAGCAGAAATAACTATTAGTGGCGCTACAAATGAAAACGTTGGCGCTAGTGGTGGACAAATAATAAATGCTGCAAGCGATAGTAATCTAACTAAATTTCCAGCTGGTATGACTATATATGGAAGATGGAGTTCTTTTACTATAGACGCAGATGCTGACGGCGGAGTAATAGCTTACTTAGGTTACTAATGTTAGGATTAGGTAATAGCGTAACTTCATACTTCGTGTCAAGTGGCGAAGACTTTGGTACAAATCACTCTTTGTCTTTTGACGGTAGCAACGACGAAGTAGATTTTACTAGTTCTGGTTTTCAAACAGCTTTAAACGCTAGTAACGGTAACTTTAGAGAAACAGGTTCTGTTTCAATATGGGCTAGAGTAAACACAACTGGTGCTAATGGTCAAATGTGGGACTTTAGTATAAGCGCTAATAGCAGAATACATCTTCAATACAAACACAATGATGATAGTTTTACAGTAACGTATAGAGCTGGAGGTGTTAATAAAATAGCAAATCACAACCCATCAGGCACACAAGAAGGTGATGGTAACTTTCATCATGTAGTTTGTACTTGGGATAGAGCTAGTGCAAATGAATTGAAACTATATTTTGATGGAAGTCTTCAAACCACTACAACTTTAACAGCTACTATATCTGACGATTTTGACGATACTGCTGATGATACTACCGGGCAAGCAGACGGAACAGGAGGCGTAGAATTTTTATCTGGTACTTCATTTAATGGTAACGCAGACTATAACGGTTTTATTGATGACTTTGCTGTGTATTCAAGTGTTTTATCATCTAGTGAAGTTACAACTCTTTACAATAGCGGTACTTCAGATCAAACAAACGTAGATACTGTTGGTACTATTGTAGCGCACTGGACGTTTAACGAAGGAACAGGTACTACTGTAACAGACAGAATAAATGGTTTCGTAGGTACATTTGGTTCAGGAAGTAACGCGCCTACGTTTAGCACTACAAACGCTGGGGCATAAAATAAATAATTAATTAAATTAAATAAAATGGCAAAAAGAAAAACAAAGAAAGTCGAAAAGGCTACAAAAATTACAAACGACGAATTAAATAAAGTACAATCAATTATTAATAACATAAATAGAGCTCAACTAGAAATAGGTGGTTTTGAAACTAAAAAACATAACATGCTGCATCATATAGGTATTTTGCAAGATGAGTTATCTAAACTTCAAGTTCAATTTAAAAAGAACTATGGTACTGACGATGTTAATATTCAAGATGGTACTATAAACTACGATAAAAATGAGTAAACTAATTAGAAAAATTACTGTAGGTAAAGACTACAAGGAAAACGCTATGCACTACGCTGTAGGCCAAGATGTTTATGGTGGGCATACTATATGTGATATAATAGAAGAAAAAGATAAATACTCTATTTATATTAGAAAAAATAAAGATGTGTTACCTTGGAAAGACTTTAACAAAAACATGGCAGTATCTGTTGAATATAACTTAGAGTATTAATGAAAGCGCCTTTTGACTTTGTTATAGAGCCAAAAGGTAGTAGATACAACAATACTAAAAAAATTGGTGAAAAAGATCTTATATTAAATACAGAGATATTTAATCATCAATTTGTAAATAGAGAAGCTATTGTTAAATCTGTACCTACAGCTTTTAAAACAGAAATAAAACCAGGAGATAATATTATAACACATCACAATGTATTTAGACGTTGGCACGATGTTAAAGGTAGAGAAAAAAATAGTAGAAGTTATTTTAATGAAAATACATATCTCGTAAAACTAGATCAAATATTTTTATACAAAAGATATTGGGAGTGGAAAGCACTTAAAGGATTTTGTTTTGTACAACCGATAAAACAAAGAGATAAACTAAAGCCAGGGGAAGAAGAAGAGTGTATAGGTATAGTTAAGTATACTGATGGTGTTAACAATATTGGTGACCTTGTAGGTTTTACACCTTTTTCAACTTACGAGTTTGTAATCGATGGTAAAAGATTATATAGAGTTTTAAATAAATTTATTACAATTAAATATGAATACGAAGGAAACGAAGAAGCTTATAATCCAAGCTGGGCACAAGGCAGTTGAAGAATTAATTAACGTTGCAAAAGAAAAGATTATTACTAATACAGAAGATGACGTTAGTGCTGATAGATTAAAAAATGCCGCAGCTACTAAAAAACTAGCAATATTTGACGCATTTGAAATACTTAACAGAATACAAGAAGAAGAAAACTTGCTTGAGGGCAAAACACCTGAAAAGACAGAGAAAAAAGCTTTTAAAGGATTCGCAGAAGGTAGATCTAAGTAATGTACAAGCAAAATTTAGTTAAGGTCGTAGAACCAATAAAAAAAACAACAATCACACGGATGAACCGTGGTAAAAAATGGAAATATGGATACAATAAAGAACATGATATTATCGTTATATCAAAAACTGGTAAAATTGGTGAAATACTTGAAATACAAAATTTGCGGGTGGCTTTGCCGTTGCTGCCAGTGCGACTGCAGCACAAAATAGGTAAGTGGCAAAAAATAGAGTATCCAAAACAATTAAGTAAACTTAAAAATATATTTGACTGGAGATCTTATCCTGAAGATCAAAAAGAAGAGTGGTATGATTATATAGACGAAGAGTTTAAACGTAGAGACGAAGGCTTTTGGTTTTTAAATAATAATAATCCTACTTACATAACAGGTAGTCATTATATGTATTTGCAATGGAGTAAAATAGATGTAGGTGCGCCTGATTTTAGAGAAGCAAATCGTTTGTTTTATATATTTTGGGAAGCCTGTAAAGCTGACAAAAGATGTTACGGTATGTGTTATCTTAAAAACAGAAGATCTGGATTTAGTTTTATGTCATCTGCAGAAACAGTTAATTTAGCAACAATATCGAGTGATAGTAGATATGGTATATTATCAAAAAGTGGTGCTGATGCTAAAAAAATGTTTACAGACAAAGTTGTTCCAATATCGGTTAACTATCCTTTCTTTTTTAAACCGATACAAGACGGTATGGATAGGCCTAAGTCTGAACTTGCTTATCGTGTACCTGCAAGTAAGTTTACGCGTAAAAAAATTACTGCTAATGAAAAGCAGGAAGACTTGGTTGGACTTGATACTACTATTGATTGGAAAAACACAGGTGATAATAGCTATGATGGAGAAAAGCTTAACTTATTAGTTCACGATGAAAGTGGCAAATGGGAAAGACCAGATAACATATTAAATAACTGGAGAGTAACAAAAACGTGTTTACGTTTAGGCGCTAGAGTAGTTGGCAAGTGTATGATGGGTAGTACTAGTAACGCGTTAGATAAAGGTGGTAACAATTTTAAAAAGTTATACTATGATTCAGACGTTACAAAACGAAACCGTAATGGACAAACAAAGTCTGGTTTATATTCTTTTTTTATTCCAATGGAATGGAATTATGAAGGATTTATTGATGAGTACGGACAACCAGTATTTGATAGTCCAGATAATGATGTCTTCGGACCAGATGGCGAACTAATAGATTATGGCATAGTTGATCATTGGAATAACGAAGCTGAAGGTTTAAAAAATGATCAAGACGCTTTAAATGAATTTTACAGACAGTTTCCACGTACTGAAGAACATGCGTTTAGAGATGAAGCTAAAAATAGTATATTTAACTTAGTAAAAATATACGAACAAGTAGACTACAACGACGGTATAGGTAGTCAAGCCAATGTAAGCGTTGGTAACTTTCAATGGGTTAACGGTATAAAAGATACACAAGTGATATTTTATCCAGATCCAAAAGGTAGATTTAATATAAGCTGGGTACCACCAAGTCATTTACAAAACAGAATAATAGTTAAAAACGGAATTAAATATCCTGGTAATGATCACGTAGGAGCTTTTGGTTGTGATAGTTACGATATATCAGGAACAGTAGATGGTAGAGGTTCAAATGGAGCATTGCACGGTTTAACTAAATTTAGCATGGAAGATGCGCCACCTAATCACATGTTTTTAGAATATATAGCTAGACCACAAACAGCTGAAATATTTTTTGAAGATGTATTAATGGCATTAGTATTTTATGGCATGCCACTACTTGCAGAAAATAATAAACCTAGGTTATTATATCATTTAAGACGTAGAGGTTATAGAGGTTATAGTATGAACAGACCAGATAAAATTTGGAACAAGTTATCTGTAACAGAAAAAGAAATAGGTGGTATACCTAACTCAAGCGAAGATATAAAACAAGCTCATGCTGCTGCTATTGAAATGTACATACAACAATACGTTGGTCATTTAGAAGACGGTGTTTATGGTAACATTTATTTTAACAGAACTTTAAATGACTGGGCTAAATTTGATATAACTAAAAGAACAAAGTTTGATGCTTCTATAAGCTCTGGACTTGCTATTATGGCTTGTAATAGAAACTTATATAAACCAAACGCTAAAATAGAAAAACCTAAATTAAACATAAATATTGCTAAGTATCACAACAGAGGCAATACATCAAAAATAATAAAATAAATATGTCATATTCTATTAATAATTATTTTCCAAGTCAAGTAGTAAGTGACGCTGAAAAGCTTAGTTATGATTATGGATTAAAAGTTGCCAAAGCTATAGAGCATGAGTGGTTTAACAAAGACAATGGTATTAATAGATACCATAAGCACTATAACGATTTTCATAGATTAAGGCTTTACGCAGAAGGTAATCAATCGATACAAAAATACAAAGATGAGTTATCTATAAATGGTGACTTAAGCTACTTAAATCTAGACTGGACACCAGTACCTATTATACCTAAGTTCGTAGACATAGTTGTTAATGGTATGGCTGATCGTCTTTATGATGTAAAAGCGTATTCTCAAGACATACACGGTATGACTAAGAGAACTGCATATATGGAGTCTATAATAGACGACATGCAAATGAAAAGTGTTGATGATTTTATTAGAGCTAATTTTAATTTAGATTTAGCGGCTAATGATCCAGAAACTTTACCTGAAAACGAAGAAGAATTAGCACTACACATGCAACTTACTTATAAGCAGTCTGTAGAAATAGCAGAAGAGCAAGCTATTAGTACTTTAATGAAAGGTAATAATTATGATTTAATTTCAAAAAGATTTTATAGAGATTTAACAGTTTTAGGTATTGGAGCTGTAAAAACAAACTTTACAACTTCAGAAGGTGCTACTATAGAGTATGTTGATCCTGCAGATTTAGTTTATTCTTATACTGAATCACCTTATTTTGATGATATATACTATGTTGGTGAAGTAAAAACTATACCTATAAACGAATTAGCTAAACAATTTCCACATTTAGATCAATCAGATTTAGAAGAAATAATACAGTCAAGATCTTCGTATAAAAACGCTAGTAGTTATGATGAGTTTGATAATAATAAAGTTCAAGTTTTATATTACAACTATAAAACATACATGAACGAGGTGTATAAGTTAAAAGAGACTGCTACAGGCGCTGATAAAGCTATAGAAAAAGATGACAACTTTAACCCGCCAGAAGATATGGAAGGCGGCTTTTCTAAATTAGAAAGAGCTATAGAAGTTTTATATGAAGGAGCTATGGTTGTTGGAACTAACAAGCTGTTAAAATGGGAGATGGCCAAAAACATGATGAGGCCAAAAAGTGATTACACTAAAGTTAAAATGAATTACAGTGTTGTTGCGCCTCGTATGTATAAAGGAAACATAGACTCTTTAGTAAAACGTATTACTGGATTTGCTGACATGATACAGCTTACACATTTAAAGCTACAACAAGTAATGTCACGTATGATACCTGATGGCGTTTATTTAGATGCAGATGGTTTAGCTGAAATAGATTTAGGCAACGGAACAAACTATAATCCACAAGAGGCTTTAAATATGTTTTTCCAAACAGGTAGTGTTATTGGTAGATCGTTTACACAAGATGGCGATATAAATCCTGGTAAAGTACCTATACAAGAAATAACATCTGGTAGTGGTGGCAATAAAATACAAGCTCTTATTGGTAATTATAATTACTATTTACAAATGATAAGAGATGTAACTGGATTAAACGAGGCTAGAGATGGTAGCATGCCAGATAAAAATGCCTTAGTAGGCGTGCAAAAAATAGCAGCTGCTAATTCAAATGTAGCTACTAGACATATATTAAACTCTGGTTTATTTTTAACAGCTGAAGTAGCAGAACAATTATCGCTTAGAATATCAGACATATTAGAGTATTCACCAACAGCTGATGCTTTTATTCAAGCTATAGGCGCTCATAATGTTGCTACTTTGAAAGAGCTAACAGAGCTACATCTGTATGACTTTGGTATATTTATAGAACTAGCGCCAGACGAAGAAGAAAAAGCTTTATTAGAAAACAATATACAAGTAGCTTTATCTCAACAAACTATAGACTTAGAAGATATTATAGATGTAAGAGAAGTTAGAAATATAAAACTAGCTAATCAACTTTTAAAAATACGAAGAAAAAAGAAAATAGACAGAGATCAAAAATTAAAAGAAAGAAATATACAAGTTCAAGCACAGGCTAACGCTCAATCTCAACAACAAGCAGCTCAAGCTGAGGTTCAAAAACAACAAGCTATAACACAGCAAAAAATATCTTTAGCACAAGCACAAAGTCAAATAGAAATAGCTCAAATGCAAGCTGAGAGTCAAATAAAGCTAGGATTAATGCAACAAGAGTTTCAATTTAATATGGAGCTAAAAGGTGTTGATGTTAACAACCAAAAAAGTAGAGACAGAGAAAAAGAAGATCGTAAAGACGAAAGAACAAGAATACAAGCTACCCAACAAAGTAAAATGATAGAGCAAAGAAAAAGTGATCAACCCGCTAAAAACTTTGAGTCTATGGGTAATGATATACTAGGAGGAGGTTTTGATTTAAGCCAGTTTGAACCTAGATAAACAAATTTTATTAATTATATAATATTTTATTATGGCAAAAAAGAAAAAAGAAGAAGTAGCTGAAGAGGCTACAAAAGACAACGTTGTAAAAGTTGATCTTAGTAAAAAAGAAATAAAAGAAGATGACAATGTCATCAAAGTAGATTTAACTAAAAAACCAGAAA